CGCTGTATAAACGGTATCTGCCAGACGGCATAACTGTGGCGGTCTAGGACATTAAGTCTTAGATAAGTTATATATTAATATCTAAGAACTTGCGTAGTCCCAAACGAAGCAAGTTCGTTTAGAACTAATAATTCGTAGTTAGATAAAAATAACTACTATATAAGATAACCTGTTCAAAGTACCAAAACCGAACACTTAATTGTAATATATTTTTTATAAGGGGGCTATATTTATAAAAGCCCTGGTCAGGGTTGTATTTGAGGGGGGTTTATAACAGAAAATTTATTGGGGACTCTTATTATATTAAGGGACCCATCTTAATAAACCTCCCCCTCAAATGAATACAATAGTCGACTTATCTATATAAGCCCCTGACGGGTGCTTTATATTCTTGTCTCAATATATGAGACTCACCCTAGGGGGCTCGTCTTTTATAAATGGTTTACATTTAAATCAAATATGTAAATGGTTTACATAATGAAGGGATATGTAAAGGGACACTATCCCCCTGACAATTCGCGGGGGTCATTCATAAATCAAATGTCGACAAATCTATTTTTATCCCTAACTCATAGGTTCCGCTAATGTGACCTAAATCACACGATTTGCTCTTCCATTTTCTCCCATTGTGTGCATTGGGGCATTTTGTGAGTTGCATCACATTTCCCTGACTCACGCTCAAAATGTCCACGACACGGACAAAATGAGTTTTACATCTCCCCAAAATGAGAGTATAAATCTCCTTGTAAGCGTGAAATCCACACTTACGAACTAAACCGAAAGGTTCACAAAATGAAGACTTACAGCATTGCCCTAAGAGTTAAGACATCAGACCCAGCAAGCATTCAGACGATTGAGTTTCATCTACAAGACCTTTTAGAGTCTTCAATCTTGCCCGCCCTTAATCTTGAACTAATCCCCCTTACCCTTAGCGTTAAGAAATCGAGAGGATAAAACTCAACCGCCCCCGCGCTACGGGCTACGGGTTCACAATCCGACGGGGGCACTAGGTAGGGAATTCCTACCTTGCAAGACATAGACAGGAGACTAACGAAATGCCAGCACTAAACCAGCGAGACGCAATTCATTACATCGCAACACGCCAAGAATTCAAGGCTAGTGCCCTATCGGGTGTAAACGCTAACGAAAGCGGACTATTAGGCGCATTCGGCAGATTAAATGCGGAAGAATTCGCACAATTCAAACAAGATGAAATCCGTGTGGATTACATAGTTTATTCATACGATACCCCTATCGCTTGGCACTCAATCGGCGGTTGGTATGTCGTAAGCCAAAAATTCAGCGTGACCACAAGCAAACACCAAAACCTAGTTCGTCGCGCTATCGCTGACAGCCTACAGGGGGTGAACTAATGAGTTACAACCCAGACACCCAACAGAGTAGCCTATTGCACGACTTAGCCGACGCGATTACATCACATCAAGCACTAGACCAAGCGGTGAGCGTACTCATCGAATGGGGCTTAGTAGACGCTGAACTAGGCGCGGAATACATCAACGAATTCAAGGGGGGCAACTAATGGACAACACATTTGATGTTTATTTTGTAAATGGGCACATCGCCTACGACGTAGACCAATCCACGATTGTTTTGCACCTGTTGAACCAAACAGGGATTGCGTACATCAAGACACACAAGGGGGAGAACTAATGGACGCACTACTTACTATGAGTTATCTAATAGTTTTCTTCGGGTTAATGGGAGGGATAGCCTACGGAATAGAAGCCTTGCTATGTGCTCACGATAGAGGAATGGCAAGAGTTAGGGCATACGATAGCCGAACAGAGGGCAACAAATGATTAAGTGCAAATGCGGAAGTGTGACGACGATTGAACGCGACGGGATTATGGTTTGCTTTAATTGCTTAGTTCAAGATGTAGTAAGAAGAGAGGGCAACGAATGACCGCTTTACTTATCGCAACTTTACCGATAGCCTTGCTATCACTGGCGGGAATACTAATCAACGACGAAACGACAGGAGAATAAACAAATGAAAACTTGCTCAATGTGTAACACAACGGGACAAAATGTAATTCGCTATCGTTACAACAACGACGAGACAGTCAATATGTGCGACGATTGCTCTAATAAATACAATTTCACATTTCATTAATCAACGACGAAATGACAGGAGAATAAAATGGATACAGTAATCAAGCAACAAATGAAAGACGAATTCAAGACAGAGATTGACAAGGGATACATCACCCTTGAAGAGATACAAGACAACAGCGGGGAATGGGTGGACGGGTATCTGCCTATCTACTACAACCAAATTGTAGAAGAGTGGCAAAAAATGCCTAGCGAATACAACGACAGAGGGCACCAAGAATTGGGACAAGGTGGGGAAGTGAACATCTATAACCTAATGAGCCTTGACCTTTATCTCTACTATACCGACATCTTCAATGAAGCCCTTGCAGAACTAGAGGAAGAGTTGGAGTTGGCAGAATGACAACCACCTTCAAGCCTTACACCATAGACGAATTGCTCACCACAATTTACGAAGAGAATTATTCACACCTAGAGTTTATTGTGCAGATGACAAACGAAGAATGCGATTGTAAAATCTGCGTGACAATGCGTACAATTTTAGAATACTGGGGTGAGTGATGAGCAATATTAAATGTAGTTCTTGTAAGTGGGAGATAAATACTCCTAATTGGTGGGACATAGCAAAAGATTATGAAGGCAAATATTTGTGTGATGATTGTGCTATGACACTAGAACTAAAAGAGATGAGCAATTAAATGCCACTATGCGGAGATTGTTTACGACCTATCAACGAATGCCACCACAGACAGGAGACAAGAAAATGAGCCAAGACTCAATCAGTTGGAGCGAATTAGCAGAGTTGACACACGCCACCCAGGTGGCTAAGTTTAACTTCTGCAGTTGTGAAGACAACGAAGGACAAGAGAACCCATACAACGATTGCCCAACGACAGGAGAATAAAGTGAGTACAGAACAACAGATTAAGAGTGCAATAGACAGTCTCAATGAAGCCTTAGAGTTGATGAAACAACTAGGGTTTGTTACAGAGGGGGACGAAGATGAGTTACGGTAAATGCTGGGTGTGTGGGTGTGTAATGTCAGGCGAAAGTCAGACAATGGAAAACAAAGTTACTTGCGATAGATGTGGCTGGGTATCAGGCAAAGACGGGAGTTACTAATGAGTGAGCCTATGCTTAACGACCCAGTATTCTATGACGACTCAGATTATATTCAATGCGACACTTGCTTTGAATGGTTTGACCACGACAAATACAACTCAGATACTTGCGAAGGGTGTGAGAATGAAACAACAATTCCAAGTAGTCTACGAAACTAAGGGTGTAAAGGTGGTCAATGTCTGGCTACCAGAGGGCACCGAACTGCCCATAGACTGGCACACAATGTCGTATCGGGAACAAGACGAGTGGTTGTATGAGAACCAAGACGAAGCCCACCTTCAATGGAGCGATGAACAAGAGGGTAAGGCAGTCAATGTCCTACCAGTAGCACAACTCAAAGCAGTCGTATGAAACTGATTGGACAGAGTGCACTGATTTATTTATTCTTCTTCTTTGGTGGTGGTGGCACACTACTAATACCTTACTTCACCTTAATAACAATTCTTTATCTGACAGGAGTGATTGGCTAATGATTGAACTAAGACTTACAGAGTGGCACAAAGATGCCTTATGTGCAGGACACCCAGACCCAGACCTATGGCACTACGAGAACACACGCTTACCTGATGAACAAAAACTTCAAGTCTTGCGTAGCGTGGAGGGCATAGAGATTTGCAATGATTGTCCAGTTAAAGCCCAATGCCTACAACAAGGGCTAGAGGACATCAACTTATCCTATGCAGGTGGGTGTGGTTCAATCTTTGGTGGCTTGATGATGGCAGAACGCTATGCACTCAAGCATAAAGGCAACCTCAATCTACGCAGAACTAACCCTGAGGACAGGCACATAAGGGCAGTACGCAAAAGACTTGCTACAATACTCAGATGAAACGACATCTAGTAGCAGTCTCAATCCTAGTCACGGTAATCTTATTTGCCCCATTCGGTAATGATGTGCAGGTACAGGTCGGAGTAAACCTTAACCACGCCAAGCCAAAGCCTGAGCCACAGACTAAGGCAACTATGGAACAGAAGAACGACAACAAAGTAATGGCAATGAAGTTTGCAAAGGCGGGGTGGAACTGGGATAAAACTCAGCGACGCTGTGCTTACTCACTCTTTATGAAGGAGAGTCGCTTCGACCACCTAGCCAAGAACCAACAGGGCAGTAGTGCATTTGGTATCGGACAGGTACTAAAGGAGACTAGCAAAGACCCAGCAATCCAGATACTCAATGCCTACAAGTACATCGCCCATCGTTACGGAACACCGTGCAAGGCGTGGCAACATAGCCAGCGCAGAAACTGGTACTGATGTTTGATTTATACAACCTAGAAAACCCTACCTTTGCCTGTATCTGTGGATGTAAGATGTTCAGCATCACAGTAATGTGGGATGAAGAGACAAGAGAAGTATCTTGGTATGACTTAAGACAAAAATGTAAGGAGTGTGGCACAGAGTCCACTGCTCCCACCCCTATAGATTGGAAAGACTAATGCCGAACTATGAATACAGATGCAACAAGTGTATGTCACACCAAGAGTTGCAACGCACAGTAGATGAAAGAGATGATGAAGTCTCTTGCCCTTGTGGGCATACATCAAGTAGAATATACAACACACCAATTATCCGCTTTAATGGTAGCGGATTTTATAGCACAGGAGGATAAGAGATGGAATGGATTGCAGGCTTTGTAGTTTATGTAATAGCAGTAGGTTTAATCTTTGCCTTTATGATGGGTGCAAGTCGCAAGGATAATGAGTCACGCTGTGTTGTTTGCTCAGGTGGCGGGTGTACTAATTGTGCGCCACAGAATGAGACATTACAGTTTGCTAGTGGCAAAGAGATTGACGAGTTCTACGATACATACGGAGAGTCAATGTATGTAGACCCAGCCGAGAGTACACCTGATGAAGTGCGATAAGCGTACGTTTCACAACGAGCAACACGCATTCAACGCCTTGTCTAAGGCTTGGAACTCTATGCGTACCTGTCGTATGCCAGTTAGGTATTACAAGTGCAACCTATGTACTGGCTGGCATCTAACTTCTAAACCTCTGAAGACTCCGTCTGAACTTCGGCAAAGTCGTTATCAGAGTATGGCTTAAAGCCACCAATCTTATTAATCATCTTACGAATAGCACGCTTGTGGCGCATACGCGCTGCATCTTCTGAACCAATCTCTAACTCTTTAGCGATGTCAGGAAAGTCCATAGCCTCTGCATAGCGTAGGAATAATACTTGCCTATCTTCTTTAGGTAGTTTCCAAAAGGCATAGTCTACTTCAATCATCATAGCCATAAGATTGCCACCCTCATTGGGTGCAGAGGGACGACCAGGGCGACCAAGATTTAACTTATGTGTCACCCCCCACTCACCACGAAGTACTGGTGGTAGTAATGCTTCAACCATATCTGCTTCATAGTAGAACAAGTCGCTAGTCTCATAGCCACCAGACTTAGCCTTCCAATGCTGGCAGTAATCTAATGCTTGGTTACGTAGGCTACGATAGATAAGGTTCTTAGCATCTTTAACTCCGATTGCTTCCCAAGTATCCAACTTATTAGGATGTTCAAGGAACCATTGATAGAGTGCTTGTCTAATATCTTCTGACTCAATGTCACTAAACTTACGTGAGTATTCAGTGGTGACAGCATCTACTACATACTGCCAAGGTTCAATGCGTGACCACTCTAGGTTCATTTAATTCTAACTCCGTTATCTAGGTGGAGAAAACCTACAAGTTTCATCTTGTTATTCTTATTAGCAAACTCTGTTGTACTAGGCAACCACTTCTCATCCCACTGTATAGGCATCATCATATGCAATGGGAAAGCCCACACACCT